TAAAGAAGGCATCAGCAGGTGTAACCTTTCCAAATCTTGAGAATATATTAGTTACAGCCATTAATAGTAATGGAGAAAACCTTGAGCAAATGATTGGAAGAAGTTTGTTAAAAGATTGTGACAATTCATCAAATATTCATATCTTTGTTTCTAGTGAAACTTTTCAACTTAAGTGGTTAAGTAATTCTCTACAAAACATTGATAAATCTAAAATTGTTTATTTGTAATGAAAATATTAGGAATATATATTATAACTAATCTTATTAATAATAAATATTATATAGGAAGCTCTAAGTCTGTCTTAAACAGATTAAGTTGGCATAAAAGCCATTTAAAGTCAAAAACGCATCATAACGAACACTTACAAAAAGCATATAATAAATATGGGGAAAATTCTTTTACTTTTGAACTACTAGAAGAATACAAAAATGAAAAAGTGTTGTTTTCTTTAGAAAATTGGTGGTGTAATATGTTAAACACTTATAATAGAGAATATGGTTATAATATACAGCCTATAAATCCTGAAGGAATTCCTAGTCTATCTGAAGAAACTAAACTTAAAATATCTAAATCAAATAAAGGAAGAAAACATAGTGATGATACAAAACAAAAAATAGGATTAACTAAATTAGGTAATACTTATTTTAAAGATAAAAGTCATAGTGTTGAAACAAAAAATAAACTTAGAGAAATTAATTTAGGCAAAACACATTCAAATGAAACTAAAGAAAAAATTAGGCAAATTAATTTAGGTAAAAAACAATCAGAAGAAACTAAATTAAAAAGAAGTAAATCATTAACAGGTTATAAGCATACTGAAGAAACAAAGAAAAAACTTTCTATACATAGATTAAATAATCCATTATGTCCTAATCTAGGTAAAAAATTGTCTAAAGAATCTATTGAAAAAAGATCTTTAAAAAGACTAATACCTATTAATCAGTATGATTTAGATATGGTGTTTATAAAAACTTGGAATAGTACAACAGAAGCTGCTAAAACTTTAAATTTAAGTAAAAGTAATATATCAATGTGTTGCACAGGTAAAAGAAATTATGCAGGAGGTTTTATATGGAAAAAACAATAATAATTCGAGGATAAAATATGTATAATTAAAAAGATTATTCGTATCTTTATACTCCTTAAAAAAAAATAACTAAATAAATTAAAAACATGGCAGAAGTAGTAGCTATCGCAGGAGAAAGTGGAGGAGGAAAATCCACAAGTATTAAGTTTCTTAATCCAGCAGAAACTTATTTAATTAACACAGCTGGAAAATCACTACCGTTTAAAGGTAGTGCTAAATTGTATAATGTTGAGAGTAAAAATTATTATGAACCAACTGGTATTCTTGACACTCTTAACAAAATAAAAACAGTGAGTGAGAAAGCTCCTCATATTAAACAAATTGTAATTGACGATAGTAACTATCTTCAAACATTTAATATGATTGGAAAAGCTTTAGAAACAGGTTATACAAAGTTTACATTACTAGCTAGAGATGTAGTTACATTAATTCAAGAAGCTAAGAAACTTAGAAATGATTTAATTATATTTTATATTTCTCATACAGAAACAGTGATGGATGGTGATGAAATTAATAGCTATAAGCTAAAGACATTAGGAAAAATGATTGATAATCAAGTAGTAATGGAAGGATTGTTTACAATTGTTCTTTATACTAATGTTGATTGTAAAGGAGATGTTTGTACATATTCTTTTGTAACAAACAAAATGGGTAAAATTCCCGCAAAATCTCCAGCAGAAATGTTTGAAAACTTAAAAATACCAAATAACTTACAATTAGTGAGTGATACAATTAGAAATTATTATAACTAAATTAAAAATTATGAATGAACCAGCAATAATGGAAGAACCAGTAGTAGCTTGTGAAAAACAATGGCAACCATCAAAAATGGAATGCCTTAAAAACTATAACATAAATATTAGATTTCTATCTATAGGGTGTTTAGTAGAAGTAGGATGTATGTCCATACCTTTTACAAATATAACTGATGCTATGGAAGCATTACAAGCATATATAGACAATCCATATGAAGAAAGACAGAAATGGGAAAAATTAAGTCAAGAATAAATTAACTAAATTAAATTAAAATTATGTCAGGAATTACTGGAAAGAAAAGAGAAGCAACAGGATTTACAGAACAAGAAAAGTATGTAGGAGTGTTTACAGCTACAGTGTTAGCTATTAATCCAACAGAAGAACAGTTTAAAGACTTACTAGAAATTGAATTGAAAGAAGATAGTAAGGCAACAAACTATCTATCAGAAAACAAAGATGGTAACACTGTTTTAAGAGTGGATGTATGGATGGAAGATGATAAATTTAAAAACAAATTTAAGAAGTCTTTCTTTCTAGAAGATAGAGAAAGAGAGAATAAAGATGGAAGTAAGAAACAATACATTAATAATGTAGGAAGTTGTTCTTGGGCTGCAGATGAATCTGAATTACCAGACTGGTTTACAAAGAGAGATTACAGACAAGCATATGTAGGAGAAGAGAAATTATATAATTTCTTAAAAACTTGGCTTGGTGCTTTAGATTTTAGAGATCCTGAAACAACCTTTCAATTAGATTGGAAAAAACTAATGAAAGGAAATGTGAAAGAATTGAAAGAACAACTAGATGGAGAATATGCTCAAAAAGTATTAGGTATAGCTACAATTAAAACTGTAGAGAAAACTAATGATGAAACAGGAGAATTAGAAATCAAAGAATATCAAGATATATATGATGATTTTCTTCCTGAGTACACTCATAAGTTCTTTAATGCTGTAGACTATGATAATATTAAAGTTCTTGAAGTGTTAGCATCTAAGCAATCTAAAACATTGAAAACACATGAAAGATTTGTTGTTAACATTCATGGAGAGTATGGATGCAAAAACTTCTTTAACTTAAAAGAAATAAAACTATACAACCCAGGAGATAATTTAGCTGCTTCTAGCAATGCTGTTTTAGCTTCTGATGATGATGACTACTAGAAATTAGTTATTAATACATATAGAGCCTCTGTATTAATTTACAGAGGCTTTTTTTAATAATAATTAAATGATACAAGGTAAAAAGAAAATAGCATTAACAAAAGAGAATATTCTAGCTCTTATATCTCCTTATGATATTTATAAACTCTATATGCCTAATAAGTGGGAATTAAACAAAGTATGTCATTCTCCATTTAGAAGAGATAGTCAAAAGTCTTTTATCATAGGTAGTAAGTTTGGAGAGATAACACATAAAGATTTTGCTGATTCTAACATTAAAGGAAATTGTTTCAATTTTGTTCAACAGTTATTACAATGTAATTACATTGATGCTTTAAAGCATATAGATAGAGATTTCTCTTTAGGAATATCTTCTGGAGAAGTTAGTAGACACACAACAATTGTAACAACATATAAACAGCCTGAGATAGAAGAAAAGAAGTATTCTACAATACAATGTGTAACTAGGAAGTTTACAAAAGAAGAGCTGCAATATTGGAATGAATATCATCAAGATATAGAAGACTTAAAAGCTAACAATATATTTTCTATTAAAAGTGTATTTTTTAATAAAGAGAAGTTTGTACTAAAAGATACAGAGCTTAGGTTTGGGTATTTATATGATGACAGATGGAAAATCTACAGACCTTTTAATGATAGCAAAACAAAGTGGATGCCTAATAATGTTCCTCTTGATACACTAGAAGGAAAAGAAAACATTATTGATTGTGATACAGCTATTATTACTAAATCTAAGAAAGATTTAATGGTGCTTAAAAAAGTATATCCATGTGTATGTGCTGTTCAAAATGAAAGTAATGCTTGTTTCTCTACAAGTAATGTAGAATTTCTTAAATCTAATAGCCAGAAACAAATATTAGCATTTGATTCTGATAAAGCTGGGGTACATAATAGTTTACAAATAACAAAAAAATATGATTTTGGTTATTTAAATGTTCCTAGAAGTTATCTATCAGATGGAATAAATGATTTTGCTGCATTAGGAAAAGAGTATGGACTAGAAACAATAAAAAAAATATTAACAAGAAAAAAAATAATAACATAAAAGTTTTATTTAACACAATGATTATGGAAAATTATAATACACTAAAAAATGCACTTGTACACACAGCTGTACCAATGGAAACAAAAACTTACAAACCAGTAAGTCATGCACAATTAATAGATCTTACATTAGAGAGTATACATCAAGCAGGATTTACTCTTGACAAAGAAATGTATTCTTCTGCTAGAGAAGGAAAGGTTGCTAATGGTAAATTTACTATTAAGAATGTAGCAGATAATGAAATGCAATTACAGATTGGCTGGCAGAATAGCTATGACAAATCATTGTCACTAAAGTTTGCTATTGGAACAAGAATATTTATTTGTAGTAATGGATGTGTATCAGGAGATTATGGAGCTTTTAAGAAAAAGCATCAAGGAGAAATTCAATCTTTCACTCCACAAGCTATTACAGAATATATCAAAAGAGCTGGAGAAGCATTTACAAGAATGCAATCTGAAAGAGAGCTTATGAAAACTATTGAAATAGATAGAAGAGTTCAGGCTGAGTTAATTGGTAGAATGATGATTGAAGAACAGTTTATTGAATCTACACAGATGAATATTATCAAAAGAGAACTAGATAAACCAACACATGATTATGGTGCTCCTAATAGTTTATGGGAGCTTTATCAATTTACAACTTTCTCTATGAAAGAAGTACACCCTAGTTTGTGGATGAATAATCATATTGATGCTCATTCATTCTTTGTAGAAGCATCAGGAATGGTTACAAAGAAACAAGAGATTAGTTTACCAGTTATTAATCAATTAGAATTATTTCCTGTATAATGGTGGAAAAAGAAATTGAATTGTTTAATTTATATTTAAAGGATTACTTGGAATTATGGCCACACTTTTGTTGGCATAATGACAAAACTCCAAAACAAGTTATGGATAGAGTGTTATTTAAAAAAGAATTTACATTTGAAAGATGGAAAGAAGGTTTTTGGACATATAAAACAAATACTAATTTTAAACACACTTTGTCTGATGTTAGCACTACAAAGCGTGTAGCTATATCTTTTAATCAATATAGGTTTATACCTTTTAATATTAAATATTTTATAACATGAATTGGGAATCTTTTAAAAATAAATTTCATGAATCATATCATGAGATTATGCAACCATTCATAAAGAGTACAGAGTGTGATGCAATATATGCATTCTTAAAATCAGAAAGTGGAAGAGGGGCTCAAGTGGCCCCTCAATCCATTAATACATTTAGAGCTTTTAAAGAAACTCCTCTTGATGAATTAAAATGTGTACTAATGTTTCAGGATCCATACTTTGTATATAAAGATGAAATTCCTGTTGCAGATGGTTTAGCTCTTGGTTGTAGTATTTCAAAGAAATTGCAGCCTACATTAAAACAATTCTATAGTGGTATAGAAGATGAATTATTTAATGGACTTAACTTAGACTGGGATATGGATCAATATGATGTGAGCTACTTAGCTAAACAAGGAGTGTTAATGCTTAATGCATCTCTCACTGTAGAAAAGAATAAAGCTGGAAGTCACAAGTATATTTGGAAACCATTTACAGACTATGTAATTAAAAATATTATTAATCCAACAAAAGTTCCTACAGTGTTATTTGGTAAAGATGCTCAGGAATATGAACATTTATTTACTAATGATGTATTAAAAGTGTCTCACCCTGCTTCTGCTAGTTATAATGGAAACAAATGGGATACAAAAGGAACATTTAAAAAATTAAATGAAATAATCTGGGAACAACAAAAAGACACAGTGGTGTGGCTTGATGGAATTCCTTTTTAAAAATTAAAAACAATGGAAAATAGAGAAATTACAATAGAAGAATTACAAATAGGAGATGAAATCCTAACCCTTACACAACAACCTAAATATTTAAAAGTGTTAGAAATTCCTAGAAAGAGTAAAAAAGGTTTTTCTTGGAGAACAGATGTTGATAGATATGTATCTGTAAGATGCAGAGTTAATGCAGATATTACTTATAGACAAGCTAATAGATATGATTATAAAACAAGAAGCTACGTTAATAAAACAATTGAAGATAAACATTATAATATTAAAGCTCCAGAAGAAAATAGTCCAATTGAAAAATTTGATTTGAATTTTAAAAAAATATGGCTTGTTAAAAGAGAAATATAATGGAACAAAAATTAATAAAAGTAAGTGAAATAGAACTAGGAGATGAAATAATCATTTCTAGTTATAGTAGTTTAAAGTATTTAAAAATAGTACAGCTTCCTAAGAAAAAAGAAAGTACTAGATTTAAATGCAGTATTAAAAGAATGCAAAGAACATCAGGAAATTGGAGCTGGGGTGTAAATGCATTTGAACAAGATGTAACACAACATAATCATGTGTTTTATCAAGACTTTTATGATAGAGATATATTTTTAGTAAAAAGAGAAAATAACATTTAAAACTTAGAAAAATGATTTTAGAAAAACAAAAAGAAGCACACATTTTACAAGAAGGAGAATCACAAGATTCAATTGGAATGTCATTAGACTTAGATTCTGCTCAGATATTGATGCAGATGTTAAGTAAGAATCTATATTCAGATTCAATAGGCTCAACTATTAGAGAATGGTCAAGTAATGCTTTAGATAGTCATAGAAGAGTTGAAAGTGACAAACCTATTATAGTATCATTTACTAGAAACTCTAGTGATAACTATGAGTTTTCAGTTGAAGATTTTGGGTTAGGATTAGATGCTGATGATGTTACAAATGTGATTAGTAAATATGGTAAAAGCACTAAACGTACAAGTAATAATGAGTTAGGAATGTTTGGCTTAGGATTTAAATCAGGTCTTGCATATTCTAGTAGTTTCTACTTTATATGCAGAAAAGATGGTGTAGAACGTAAGTATATGATGTATGAAGGAGAAGATGTTAATACAATTGATTTGTTGTATGAACAACCTACTACAGAATCTAATGGTGTAAAAATGATATTGCCTGTTAAGTGGCAAGATAGAAGTGATTTTATCACTAAGATTAACGAACAACTTGCTTATTTTGAAAATGTATATTTTAATGTAGAAGGAATCAATAATGATTTTTTAATTCATAGAAATGAAATATTCCAATTCTCTGAATTATCTAAACAAAATGAATTACATATATGTTTAGATAATGTTTATTATCCTCTCGATTTTACTAAATTAGGGATAGATAAAATAAATATTCCTGTTGCTTTGAGATTTTCTCTAAGCGATGGATTATTTCCTACACCTAACAGAGAAACATTGCATTACAATAAGGACTCTAAACAAGTTATTCTTGATAAAATAGCTAAGCTTGCTGATTATATGATTGATAAATATAATGAGTCAATTACAGACACAACAAATATTAAAGAAGTGTTTGAATATTATAGTTCTAATTCTAAAAGTGTAAATATTCTTAATCAAAATTGTGAAGTTACACAACTATTGAAATTTACAGTGAAGAGAATAAAAGAACCAAAGCTTAAAGGTATTGAACTTCTTAATTTAAAGAGTTTATATAAACACAAAGACTATATTCTTGGAGAATATGAAACTATGTATAAACTATCTCGCAATAAAATGTCAGATTGTAAAAACTATTGGGATAAGAAAATTAAACCAAATGATGTTGTATCTGGAAAGTATTATACATACGAAGGTGTTCTTGGAGGTAATAAGCGTCTTTACATGAAAGAGTTGTTAAATACAGGAACTGGTTATTATGGGCCTGAATATTATTTCTGTAAAAAGAAAACTAATTACACTCTTGGAAATAAAAGTTCTCAGGGATCAGATACATATTTCCAGATTCTTGAATTAGGAATGCATCCTAGAAAAGAATGGAGACAACGTGTACAAGAATTTATAAAGATTCAAGAAATGTACACTTCTTA